AAGGAAGTTGAAGTCAAGACTGCTGAGGCTGAGTCTCGTAGAATGGCAGCACTTGCAAACAACTCAGGTGCATCAATTGCTTTCATGCAAGCACAAGCTATGTTGAATATCTCTGAAGGTATTAAAACTGGTAAGGTACAAACCATTGTCGTGCCTAGCAACTTCAATGCACTAATGATGACTAAGTAAAATAAATTTGCCCTAAACTTTGTTTTAGGGCATAATTGTTTATACATAGTAATGAAACTAATGAAAAGGAACCCCTATGAAATTATCCAAAGAAACTACAGCAATCTTTAAGAACTTTGCTCAAGTCAACAATAATCTTTTGCTTAAAGAAGGCAATAAGATTTCAACCATTTCTGCACAGAAAAACGTTATGTCTGACGCCACTGTTGCTGAAACCTTCCCAGAGACTTTTGGTATCTATGACTTAAATGAATTCCTTGGTGCAATGTCGCTGTTCAATGATCCTGAACTTGACTTTACCGAGAAGTTTGTAACTATCAAAGAAGGCTCTCGCCGTATCAAATTCTACGGTGCAGAACCATCTGTTCTAACCGCACCTACAAAAAGCATCAACTTCCCAGAAGCTGAGGTTAACTTTACCCTAACTGCATCTATGCTTGAAATGATCAAGCGTACTGCATCTGTTCTGCGTTCTGAAGATATTTCTATCATCGGTGACGGAACTGTCTTGGATATCCAAGTTGGTGATAAGAAGAATGCATCAAGCAACTCCTTCTCAGAACCAGTTGGTGCAACTGATAAAACATTCCACGTTAACCTAAAGGTTGATAACCTAAAGATGCTTCCAGGTGATTATGCTGTAAGTATTTCCAGCAAGAAAATCTCTCGCTTTAAGAGCATCACTGGTGACTTAGTTTACTATGTTGCTGTTGAAGCTGACTCTACTTTTGATGCCTAATTAACCTTTTGGAATATATTATGCCTAAGTTGAAAGACTTGGATGCGAAGTTGTGGAGAGAGTCCCCTGATTCCTATAAACATATGACTGTTTATGGTAAGGCAGAGTTTACTACAGTTAAATGTAAAGTTTGTGGTGAAGATGTTTATTTGTCAGAAGCCTACAAAGAAAGTAAACCTAAACGTAAGCATGGTTCTCATATGAGACCATACCATGCTAAATGCTATATTGCCACCAATGGTAAATATAAAGAGACTAAAGAAAAATCCACAGCATCTTTATTTGAATTTTTGAAAGACTAAATTATGATTGAATCACGTGATATGTTTTTGTGGGTAGAGAAATACCGTCCACAAAAAATTGATGAATGTGTTTTGCCAGAATCATTGAAAGCAACCTTTAAACAATACATCGCTCAGGGAGAACTCCCGCACTTTTTGTTCTGCGGAACAGCAGGCGTAGGAAAAACCACAGTTGCAAAAGCACTGTGTAATGAGATCGGTGCAGAGTATCTAATGATTAACGGTTCTGAAGAATCAGGTATTGATACTTTGCGTACGAAAATCAAAGGGTTTGCTTCAACAATTTCTCTAACAGATTCCAAGAAGGTAGTTATCCTAGATGAGGCAGACTACCTAAATCCTAACTCTACTCAACCAGCGTTGCGTGCGTTCATTGAAGAGTTTAGTAGCAACTGCCGATTCATCTTCACGTGTAACTTTAAGAACAAGTTGCTGGATGCCATCCACTCTCGTTGCGCAGTTATCGAATTTAAAATCGATAAGAAAGAACAACAAGAGATTGCAGCAACTTTCTTTAAACGCACTACTCAAATCTTGACGCAAGAAGGTATTGACTTTGATTCTAAGGTCGTTGCCGAGTTGGTGATGAAGCACTTTCCAGACTATCGTCGTATTCTCAATGAGTTGCAACGTTACTCTGTATCTGGAAAGATCGATAGTGGTATTCTGGTTAACCTGTCTGATCAGACTTACAAAGAACTATTCAAAGCTCTTAAAGAAAAGAACTATACTGAGACTCGTAAGTGGGTAGCAAAATCCAGTGATGGAGATTCTACTACTCTTTTCCGTACTCTGTATGATCAATCTAACAATATGCTTGAAGCAGGTTCTATTCCTCAACTGGTACTTATCCTAGCAGACTATCAATACAAAGCTGCATTCGTTGCTGATCATGAATTAAATATCATGGCAGCATTGACTGAGGTTATGTCACAATGCAAATTCAAGTGAGTCAGCTATGGAGTCTTTATATTATGTAATTGTATTCGTATGTGGCTTTATCTCGGGGTGGATGCTACGAGAGACTATAGCAGTTCATCGTATTAAAAATATGATCGATGAACTTGAGGATATGGAAGACGATGATTCTGACTATCCTACACATATTAAGATCTCTATTGAGAAGGTTGAGTCTACATTCTTCGTCTATAACCTAGAAGACAACTCATTTATGGCACAGGGAAATACACGAAACGAACTTGAAGAAGCACTTAAGAGTCGATTTCCTGGTGTGGTTTTTGCATGTCCTGAAGCTAATCTTAAAGAGGTAGGTTTCAAATGACACCATTCGATTTCCTAAATGCCATTAATGACTCTAAAGAAAACCTCTTTGATGAGGATCCAGCACAATCAAATAAGGATTACGTCCCATTCATCGTAAACAGAGGTTTATCTTACTTTCATGATACCGTCCTGTATGCTAATGAGATGAACGTCAACCACCATATCCCCAAGGAATGGCAGTTTGATTTTCTACTAAATAGTATACCCAGAAAGCGCCGTATGAGCAAGTGGCATAAAAAAGACGATGCTCATACATTGAATCTGGTAGTGGAATATTATGGTTATTCCATCGAAAAGGCGAGAGGTGTTCTAAGTATCCTCTCGAGTGATCAATTGAAAACAATAGAAGAAAAACTATATAAAGGTGGACGATGACAATCGAAATGATTTACTACGATTGGAAGCCTGATTCTATGTTAGAGATCACTCTACCTGAACCAGATAACTTTCTGAAGGTAAGAGAAACACTAACACGAATTGGAATCGCTTCAAAAAAGGATAACAGATTATATCAATCTTGCCATATTTTACATAAGCAAGGTCGATATTTTATTGTACATTTTAAAGAACTATTTGCTCTTGACGGTAAAGAGTCGAATATTTCTATTGAAGATATTGAGCGCAGAAATGCTATTGCTGTACTGCTACAGGATTGGGATCTATTAAAGATCGTAGTTGCTGCTAAGGCAGAACCAAAAGCATCTATGTCTCAAATAAAAGTTGTGTCTTATAAAGACAAAGCAAACTGGGAACTTGTTCCTAAATATAACATTGGTAAGAAAATTAAAACTGAGGTGAATACATGATTCAATTACAATTAAGCATTGCAGAAGTTAACTCTATTCTTCGTTCTTTGGGTAAAGCTCCATTCGAAGAAGTAGCAGACTTGATCACTAAGATCAAACAGCAAGGCGAGCCACAAGCAACTGCATTAATGCAGGCAGCACAAGCAGCAGCACCAGCGGCACCAGAAACTCCTGCAGAAGAAATGCTACCATAACCCTACCTTGGGAACGTTGCCGTCACGGTTAAGGCGTCCGTACAATTGGACTAGCATACGTTAATTGCTCCAGTATAAAGTAAGCTGGGACAGATATGCCTTCGGGATATCATTTTTAACTTAACTCGCTTAATAGGAGAAACTTATGAACGCAAAATTCGTACCTGCCATCTGGCAAGAACATTTCAAAGACTTCGACAAATTCTTTGTTGGCTTTGATGACCAAGTTACACAAATGCAGAAATTGCATGACGATGTAACTAAAAACATCCCAAACTATCCTCCATACAACATTCGTAAGAATGGGGAGAACTCTTACACTATTGAGATCGCTGTTGCTGGTTTCGGTCAAAACGAAATCGACATCGAGATCGATGGTGGCAAGTTGATAGTCAAGGGTAATGTTCAAACTAGCGCAGAACAAGCTAGCAATTATCTCTTTAAAGGTATTGCTAATCGTGCATTCACTCGTGCCTTTGCCATTGATGATCAAATCGAAGTCAAGGATGCAGAACTTTTTAATGGTATGTTAAAGATTGCTCTTGAGCGTCTTGTACCAGAAGAAAAGAAGCCAAAGAAAGTAGCTGTAAAGACCAAAGGTCAGAAGCAGTTTCTAACTGAGGAGGAACGTGATGAAATTACTACAAAGCTGTAAACGTGCATTTTCTTGGTGGGTCTCATTCACCAATGAAACTTTAGATGCTATTAAAAAAGCAAAAGAAGATAACATGAAGCGTTAATCATACCTGTGGGGATCTTCGGATCCCCTAAATACTTGTATGATGAAACCGAAAATATCCCCTAACTTAATTTCGTTTGTTACAGTGCGTAGAGGAAACTGGATCTTAAAAGTATCCGTTTACAAAAATAAAACTATACTTGTTGTGGCAAGACACTACTTTGATTTAGATAAAAGCCTTGTGCAGTTTTTTGATGATCAAAATGATGCTGCTGACTTTTTAGATAATATTGCAGAGAAAGAATAAAATGATTAAAGTGTTTAAATTGATTACTGGTGAAGAATTGATTTCTAAAGTTACCAGTGGGTCAGATGTTGGTTGGTATCTAGAAGATCCCGCTATCGTGATGGTTCAGCGTACTCAAGAAGGTATGGGCGTTGGTTTAGCTCCTTTCCTTGCGTATACTTCTGGAAAGATCTATCTCAACAAATCAGGGGTCATCGTCGAGGCTCAAGCCGATAGCCAGATGGAAAACGAATACAACCGACTATTTGGTGCTGGGATCGTCGTCGCACCTGCATCCGCTCTTATACGCCCTTAAATGTAACCCAAAAGTTTACTTTTCAAGAATAACCCTACCGAGTGTAGGGTTTTTTCATTTAGGTGTTTACTTTAATTCGGTTCTGATGTATAATAGTCTTATGATGATTAGAAAGGGTTCTGAAATGGGTTTCGAAAAAGTGGTTCTGGCTGAAGTTGCTAAGGTTATGAAGTCTGATCGTAAAGCAGCGTTTACCTGTGGTACTCTGTTTGTTGAGTGCTCTGTCAAAGAAGCTGTTAAGATTGAAACAGCTTTGCTAAAGATTCTTGGTTGTGGCATTATCCTTTCCCGTGTTGGCGAAGAATCTGCCTTTGATTTTGTTTAATTGAAAGAGGAATATATTATGAACGTCGTTTACAAATCTCAAGTCCGTGAGCAATCTTCTGATGCACTGCAGCAATTCTTTGCTCGTGGTGGACAAGTCCAAGTCGTCAAAGCACGCAAATCTCCAACTCCAAAAATGCTAGGTAAAAACTCACGTGGGTTCCGCACTGGCACCTCTGGTTTTGCTACTGGCTATCCTTCCAAGTCTCTGTGATGCGTGCGTTTCTTGAGACCACTAAAGATTGGGCACACCCATGCCCAAATCATATCTACTATCTCACTGACGACAAGTCCAAGCTGGTTGCTTTTTATAATGTAGTTACAAAGAAAGTCACCAAGATGTCCAAGCCTATTCGCTTTGACACTCGCTACCGTACCTTTAAGGAATTGAAATGAATCTGAATAAGTTTTTTAATAGTCTAGCTGACAACGCATCCCGTAATTTTAAAATCGAACAACTAACGGCTAACAGCGATAACGAAACCTTGCGCGAAGTTGTTAGGCTGGCTCTCGATCCTTTCACTCAGTTCTATCAACGGAAGATTCCAAAGTATACCCCGAACAATAATCCCTTAGGCGACAACTTAGATTGGGCATTGGATCAACTGCTAACTATGTTAGCAAGTCGTAAGGTTACAGGTAATGCTGCCATTGAGCATCTACAATACGTTCTTGAGAACATCACTGCAGATAATGCCAAGGTTATTGAACGAATCATTCAAAAGGATCTCAAATGTGGAGTGCAAGTCTCGACCGCAAACGCAGTGTGGACTGGCTTGGTGCACGAATATCCAGTCATGCTGTGCAGTCCATTCGACGAGAAACTGGTAAACAAAATCAAGTTCCCAGCTTACGTCCAGTTGAAGATGGATGGGATGCGGTTCAATGCAATCGTAAAAGATGGTAAGTGCGAGTTCCGTAGTCGTAATGGTAAAGAGATACAGCTGCTTGGGTTTCTAGAAACAGACTTTATCAAGATGGCAGCTGGATTTAATATGGTGTTTGATGGTGAACTTCTTGTAAATGACAAGGGTGTGATTCTTGATCGGCAAACAGGCAATGGTATTTTAAATAAAGCCAACAAAGGTACAATCTCTGACTTGGACGCACGTAAAGTTCGTGCCACTGTATGGGATGTTATTCCTTTTGATGCGTTTGCTTCTGGAATCTGTAAAGTTGATTATGCCACTCGACTAAATGGACTTGAACGCATGATTCAGAAAAGCTCTCCAGCAAAGGTTAATCTTGTACAAACTGATCTTGTACAAACTCTTGATATGGCTCAAAGTATTTTTGAATCATATCTTGCCGATGGACTAGAAGGAATTATTCTGAAGTCTAGTGATGGAATTTGGGAAGACAAACGCAGCAAGTCTCAGATCAAATTTAAGGGTGAACTAGAATGCGATCTACGTATTGTTGGTGTGCAAATGGGTACAGGCAAGTATGATGGTATGCTTGGCGCAATTCTTTGTGAATCTGCAGATGGTGTGATTAAGGTTAGTGTTGGCTCTGGATTCTCTGATGAACAACGCAAAGAATTGATGAAGCAAAATTTACTTGACGGAATTGCTGCTATCAAGTATAATATGAGAATAAAGAACAAAGCTGGAGAAGAATCTTTGTTCCTTCCCATTGTTTTAGAGATTCGTGATGATAAAGAAGTTGCAGATTCTAGTAAGGATATTAAATGATACTTGAAACTATTGTTCGTAGTAAACGATGCTTTGATGTAAACTCAAAAAAAGATATTGAGATGTTTACTCGTTATCTTAAAACAAAGGCATGGGGTAAAGAAGGATGTCCATTTGCATTGGAATTCCCACACCTCACTGTTCCTGACATGATTAAAGAGAAACTTATTTTTAAATTCTTAAAGGTTTGATATGACCGAAGATGTTAAGTATGATGCTTTCGAGAAAAGCATGCATGAAAAATACCCAAAGATGTTTGCACAACCATACGGTGGCTTTGCTGTCAGTGAAGGTTGGTGGTTGATCATTGAACGTCTTTGTGCTAAAATTCAACATTATATTGACTGGCAGAATAAGAATCATGAGAAGCATCCTGTAGTTGAGCAAGTAGTTGTTCTTCAAATAAAAGAAAAGTTTGGAGGCTTACGGTTTTATTATTCAGGCGGAGACGAACAGGTGTATGGTATGGTTCGTATGGCAGAATCATGGGCAAGTAATAGCTGCGAGACTTGCGGGAATCGTGGTGTGAGTCGTAGTGGTGGTTGGATTAGAACGTTGTGTGACGAACATGAAACAGAACGTCAAAAAGATATGAAAGAAAGGTACGGAGATGACTGAT